GCAACTCTTACTGATTTTGATACAGATAAAGAATATGATGATGACGCAGATGGTGTGTTTGGTGGATTCAAGCCAACATTAAGAATTGATGTAGGTTTTACAACTTCATGTGTCTTTAATACCGTAGCATCAACAGCCGCTAGATTTCAAGATACTAATAATCAAATCCATGATGACGAAGAGTATACTTCATTAGGAGGGGGTAGCGAAGTCTATTTGTATGTAGAAAGTCCTAATGTTCCTTTCTTTACTAGAACGCATGCAATCAGCACAGCCGCTACACCCGATACTGTTACCATGTCTAATAATGCTACAATATCGGGAACAGCAGATGCTACATTTAGTAGAAATAAAGTAGGGACTAAAAAAGCAACTAATGGAACAGAAGTTACTGTATTAGCGTTTACTGATTTTTACATAACGACTATAAGTGGAAATAATAACAATGGGGAAACACATATTAGAGCAGATAATCCTCTTTGGCTAAGCCATGTAGACTTAACAGGATGTTATTTGGTTTCGGAAGAAGTTAAAATTGATGATGGAGATGGAGGGGTAGAAGATTATGAAACAACAAGTAAAGGAGGAAGCAGGTCAATAAATTCCACATCTTCGCACAAAGCATCCATTGATTTAGGAACTCCTAATCATATTCTCTATGTTATATCGCATGAAATAGATACAACAAGAAGAGACAGAACCCATATATTGACAGTAAGTGGCGAATTTCCCACAGCAAAATCGTCTGCTTTAGACGCAGGTAGATTGAAAACATTTAGGATAATGCAACCTAACCATACTTGTTTTTATGATTTTAGTCCTAAAAAAATTAGATTTAATCAACTATCTTCACAATATACAAAAAGACCTAAAGATAATTTAACTTATACTTCAATAAATAATTTCATTTACGGAGATAAGTTAGGTAGCAGGAATGATGAAGGAAACAACGAGGGAGTTCTCTCCATGTATGTAGCAGTAGATGTAGATGGACAAACTAGTGAAAATAACATAGTGATTACAAATCCTGTCAATATGAGAAATAATATAATGACAGAAGGTAAGTTACAGATGAACTTTAGTGATGGAGATAATAATAACTTCACGACAGTAGATTTCACTGATGCTGATAATGAAATTGGTTTTGAAATGACCCTTGAAAATCAAAAAGAATTACTAGGCATAGTTTCTGCCTCCGAGACTATGGATGTTTTAGTGGGGACTAATGATAGCATAAATGCAAAAAGAGCAATAATAGGTTCTAGCGTTTCTATTGCATCGGACACAGATGACTTGATTAACGAATTACTCGAAGAGAATGATATTGATTTTACACAAACCTCTACATCTTATCCATTCGTAGTTGCTCCTAACTTTAGAGGAGTTGATTTATTTTCAGCAATTAAATTTTTAACAATTAAAAAAGATAAAACATTATTAGAGCAAGGCGGTTCTTTTACTATCAAAGAAGATACCGAGCAAGATTTATCGTCTAGGATTTTCTTTAACACTGTAGATAATAACACTGAAATATTCTCTTATAGTAGAGAAAAGAGCGAATTTGATTTATTCAATGAAATAGAAGTATTTGGTAAATTCCACAAGGGAGTAAGAAAAGAACTTAGAAGCATAAATAAAAGAGGTAAGAAGACTTTACAAGTGTTTGAGAATGAACTCACTACTCAAGAAGATGTAGATAAAAGAGCATTGCAGTTGTTAAAAATACACAATGATGAAAGTTTTGGCCTTAAATTAAATGTCGGACATAAAGGGGTTTCCCAACTTAGGGTGGGTGATGTAGTTACTGTAGAAATACCGCAGGAAGGCATAACAAGAAGCGAGTTTATTGTGTTAGAAATACAACATAATTTAACAGGAACTATGGACTTAGAATTAGGTAGTTACACCAAAGGATTAGAAGATAGATTTGCAGAACTAGCAATAGCGAATAACGCTGTAAATAATAAAATTAGGGAGAATGAATTTGATGATGTTGCACAGAAATTCGACATAGTAAAGTCGGCTAAAATAAAACCCTTAAAATTCTTAATAAGAAAAACCGAAGTTCCGCTTGGGTCTTTTGCCTTGAATACTAACACACAAACACTAAATACGAATGCCGAGACATTGAACATAGGAGTAACGACAATCACTACATTAGTGGAGGAAGAGTTTTGATAACTGAAAAATTACAGAATTTGATTGCAGGTCACATAGCAAGCAGTTTGATTGATAGTGCCAAAGTAGGCTTAGGAGGTAATTCTACCTTTCCTACACAAGCAGATTTAGATGTTCCGTTAGCAAGCGTAAGTGCTACGAGTGTGGCTACAAATGATGCTAACTCGAATGTTGTTCAAATCAAGGTAACTGTAAACTGTAATCAAGCGGGTATGACAGGTCAAGTTCTTAGGGAAGTTGGTCTATTTGACTCTACTGATTTAGTCATTAGACAAAACTTTGATGGAATTGGGCCATTTTCTTCAAATGATACTTTAGAA